CCGATGCTGGACAATACTTGGTCAACTTTCCACGCTGCTTTAGGCGTGAAGGTTAAGTGTTCCCACATCTTCGGCCCTTCTACGCCGCCTTCAAGAATGACGGCAACGTCAAGCTTGATGGTAGGGTTTCCGGCTTGGCTTGTTTTCTCTACAGCCTTAATGATCTCGACTTCATAGGTTCCCGGCTCCACGTAGTAGACGGCTGCTTGTTTTGGTTCTGATGCTTTATATGTTGGCATTTTAGTTTTCTATTGTTGTTTGTTGGTCAGCGTTTTTTAGGATGCGCTGCCCCCTTTTACCCCTGCCGCCGGATATTTCCAGCAAGGCGAGGAAATTATTTGACCTTAGTCTGTCTTAGTTGAGTTGTCGGTGATCCCGCCTTTATCGCAGTTGTGTCTGGTTCCACGCCGTTGTTGGCGCAAAACTCGATATAACTCTTTTCTGACATCTTACCGCCCATCGCGAGGATTAGTGTCTCTTTTGTGAGACCTTCCGAGGCTTTAGCGATAGCATCAGCTTCTACAAATTTCCTTCCGCTTACGCTTGTGAGCTTCCAGCCTGCCACCTCGTCCCCGCTTTCAAGACGGGTTTTAAGGTGACCTAGTAGCGGCTCCGCGATCTCTTTCTCCGCTAGCTTCCATTCGCGAATAAAAGACCCTAGCGACTCAGGAGCTGAAAGGATGCGCTCCTTGATCGCTTCGATGCTGTTGCCTGTCACGTCTGGGATAAGAGCGATAGCACTCTCAGCCTGTCTGACGATGGCATGACAGCTGTTGTAGTGCTTGCACCACGAGCAATACTCGCAAGGCGTCGTCTGTGCCTCCGCGCTTGTTGCTCGGTCGATTGTGCGTTGAGTGCCTTGCTTGGCCTCCTCGTAGGTGAAATCATACGAGCGAATGAGCTTTTGATCGACATAGATGACATGGGCCGTCCAACTCGTATCAAAGTTGTCCTCCATGCACGACAAACTGTAGGCCATCAACTGATCTCTGTAATTTCGCAACTGCCCTGTTTTGATATCCGCGACCCATTTCTCCGCTTTGCAAACTGCGTCTGCCGTGCCGAGTTTCGATAGCCCAGGGACTGCCATTGCTAGGTATTCTTCGCGAGTCTCAACAAACGAACCCTTTGCAAGGCGCGTCAGTTCCTCGACTCCGTAGGCAATAGCGCCGGCGTCTTCGCCAACTATTGCAACGTCATGTTCTGCCGATATCAAGTTGCGGATCGCAACGTCAACCGCCGTTCCGCGCTCCGCTGCGGAACTCGTTCCGTTTGCGCCCTCGAAGAGAGCGCATTCGGCAAGTTTGGGCAGGGATGATGGTGAGATTTCTTTGATCATAATTCTTTTCTAATTAACCCATCAAACAACGATTCACCATTCCATGTATCCATATATTCTGGAATCACGGACAACGCTTTATGCATGTCAATTGGATCTATCCCATCTCGGCAAGTAATATACCATGCCTCAATAAATAACCATAAAAGCCTTTTTGTATGACTTATTTCTCTCCATTCTCCATAGCAGGCTCCAACGGTCATATCTAATTCCCAATAATCGCAATAGCGTCCACCTTGTTTAGACCAAGGAACTACAACAATTTGTCCTCCATATTTTTTTGGATTCCAAGCAATCATTGCATCCTTAAGAGGTATGTCTCCAAAAATAGGTTTTGGAAATACTTTAGGTTCTAGAATTACTTTATCTTTAGTCTTTAATTTTGGAATTGTTATATACTTAATTCCATTGGCAATTGATTGAGCTACTATGTTCATTGGTTCGCCTTTCTCCATTCGACCGCCGTATTCACGAATTGATCGACGCGAAGCGCAACTCGGTGCAGGTATTCTGGTGCGCAGTCGCGCCAAGTCTGCTCGCTTGTTAGGACGCCACGCCCAATTAGGAACTGGTTCACCGCGCCTTCATGCTCTGCGAGCCGTGCTTGCCACCCGACCATTTCGTCGGTTACGACGATATGGTTTGGCGTTGCAACGGCCTCGAATAGATGCGCAACCGATGCCCATTCTAGCGGCAACTCTTCTGCAAGGCCAGATCGCGTCTTCGCGTCGTAAGCTGCCGAGTGCGTGGTTAGGATGATGCGTTCCTTGCCACCGATACCTTTGCCCTTGCCTGTCTCGGAGGTGCTGACCTTGGTCTTAAAACGCAGGAACCAAAGTTCGTCTGCGAACTCTTTCAGTAATGGCGAGCTTTGTTTGCTTAACTTCAACTCGTAGCGGTCGTATGCGGCGAGCGCATCTGGTGCTTCAAAGCGCACGATCTTGCTGTGCGCTATCATTACCACGTTCTTGCCGGCGTCGATGAGTTGGTCGATGCTGGACAGCATCCGGCTCATGCGCTCGGCTACCATCACCCATCCCTTACCAAAACCGAAATCCTCGATGCTGGTTTTTTTGCTGGTGGCGAGAAGGTCTTCAACGCACAGGCGTTCCGCCCAATCTGCCGAGTCGATGACGATGGTTTTGTAGTCGGTCGCCTTGGCTTCAGCCAATGCGTCCGTGAGTTGTTTCCAAGTGTTGATTTCGCAGCGGTCAACATCGAGGTGGCTTGTGCCTTGCTCGATGTCCAAGAACAACGGACGTGGGAACTTGGCCGCGAATGTGCTTTTGCCTACGGACTCCACTCCGTATAGTACTACGCGCTGGGCGCGTTGTTGCTTTCCTTTTGTTATTTTCATATGTTTATGCAGTTTTCCAAACTCTATATCCTTCTTTTACTGATTTAGTTTTCACTTTGTATCCAAACCTTTTTGCAGACGAACGAGCCTTTTCATTGTCTCTGCATAAGAAGCTGTCACCTATCTCCATGTCAGAAAATGGATATTCGCATTGATTTGTTTTTTCAGGCATCGGTATGTTTTTTTCTATTTTGTATTTCATTTCTATTTTTCTTTGGTTTCGGCAGCATAAACGGCAACTGCCAATGCCGCCCACGAGTGGGATTTTATGCCGTATGTTGGCCCCGGCTGGGCTTTTGTTCCCTGCGGCCCGATCTTGTCGAGCAAGGCTTGGCGAATGTTCGCGTCTTTTGCTCGCATCGTTCCGCATAGAAAAAGCTTGATGTCTTTCCGAAAGATTAGTTCCACGTCCACCCGTGCCACCTCGATGAAGCGTCCGATCCAAACGCACGTTTCGAATGTGCTGGAGCCGACTGCCATGCCGTAAGATGCGATCATCTCGCAAGCGCAGCGGTCGTATTCGCGACCGATGAGAATCTGGCGGATCTCGGCATTGGGAAGGTGGCCGTGGTCAACAATCTTTTGCTGGTCGTATTGCACGAATGCGGTGTGGGTCGTTCCTGGATCGAGTGCTAATATCATGATTGAGTGCTTTTGTTTTGATCTTGTCTGCTGGCAAAGCAAGGACGTCGCAGATGCCTTGAAATGCTTTGGATCGGATGAAGTGAATTGCCGAGTTGCGATCTAGTTCCTGCTCTTCGTTCAGCTGCTTGCTCAAGAAAACCTTCTCGCTTTGAAGGTCGGCAACGGTCTGCTGTATCATCCCGCACAGAAGGTTGCGGGTGAATTGGCATTCCGCGTCATGTAACTCCTCAGGAGTCATTACCGGCGCTCCCTGCGGGTTTGGCGGTTCATCCACCAGCGGCGTGTCTGTTCCATATCGCAGGTGGCTTTGATGTTTCCTATCAAGTATCCTGCAACGAATGCACAGAGAGTGCAGGTGGCGAATAGGGCGAGAAATGTTAGTGGTTCCATATATTTAATTTTTGGTTTCTGTCGTTCGGGTCATCCCGTTCGATGTGCAAACCCTCATCCATTCCCGCAAAGATGAAAAGAAAAATTTTCGCGAAGTGCGAAAATAATTCTTGAGAAAAGTCTTTACAAATAAGCGCAACCAAAGCCCATGCGCCTCTGCGGGCTTTTTTATTTTGAGATCGGGCGGTATAATTTCACCTCGCGAACACCTTGATTCGTCTGTATAGTTGCTTTTTTTGTTTCAAGCATCCCTTTTCCAACTGCTGTTTCTACTCGGGAATTAACGGATGCGATGGTCATTTTTGACTCGCCCGCAATAACGCGGATCGTCTTCCATCCTTGCTTGGCGAGTTCTTTCTCGTTCTCAACATTTGTTGTTGAGTAGAAAGCCGACCAAGCTTTGCTTACATTGGCAACAGCCACGGCTGATTTATTTTTCGTTCGCATAGATTTATATTTATAGAGTTGTCCTTGTAATAGCCATACGCGAAGCCCTGCGACCAACCGAAGGTTGCACGGCGCGTGCTCGCGTATTCCATATCAAAACGAGCTAGCATTCCGGTGCAATAGCCGCTTGCGCCGTCGAGCGTGCGTGCGCGCTCCCACCCGACTCGGTGCAGGTGAGCCATCACGCATTGGCCGTATGTCTCCGCGTGGTCGCGGATGGCTTGGACGTTGAACATATAGCCGTGGGTAAATTTGCATCCACCTAGCTCGTAAAAGGATCGAATGTGATACGGATACAATTTCGCTTTGAGTTCCTTCGCGGTCTTTTCGATGGCTTGGATCGTGAGCGTAGCGGCGTGAGCCGCTAGAGCGTTGGGAGACGACGCGAGCTTGTAAAGCCTAGCTTCATGGTTGCCGTATAAAATATGTTGCGGACGTAATTCGTGTAGAAAATCAATGCCACTGGAAAGGTCGTCCGAGATGCTCGCTGCGCGGTCGCTTGAGTTGGGATCTGAAATAGCACCGGAGCGAAACGCCGCGAGATCCAAAAAGTCTCCGAGATGAATGGTCGTGTCGGGCTTCCATAGA